GAAAGCAAATCCGAATTCACATCGAAATTGGCAATGTTGATTGTGCGGTTGTTCAGGCCGTTAACAACTTTTTGCATGTCGTCAATTTTAAATGCTTCCCTCCAAGCATCTTTCGGTAACATGCCCTTCATTTCTTTCAAAACACCTGAACGAAGTGTATGTATTTTTTGGGATAAGTCTTTAATTTTTTCAAACACATCGTACCGGGAAGTATTGTCACTGGCTGGAATTTCTGCCATCTGTTGTTGCAGCTTATCCATTTCAGCTTGATACTGAAGCATTTGTGTTTTATAGTCATTGACCATTTTCAGCATAGGGCTATTTTGTTCCCCCTGCAATGCTTGGTTTTTGATACTATCAAAGTATTCCTCCCAAGTTTGCTGCAACGCTATGACTTCATCTTTTTCCTTTTGAATTTCTTCTATCTGTTTATTGGCAGTAGCGTTGTTGCGCCAACGCTTAATTGCTTCTGTTAAACTATCCCAATTTTTTGTCGTGTAGTGTACAATTGCAGCCAAAGCCGCAAGTTGAACAATCCATCCGGCCAATGTAGTACCAAATGCCAAAGACATAACAACACGCAAAGCCGTTACCAATTGACCTAAAACGATTAACAATGGCCCAGCTGCTGCTGTCAAAGCAGCAATAATTAAGATATTCTTTTGTTGGGCTGGTTCAAGTGCCCTAAACTTAGCTGTCAATTTACCTACCCAATCAACAAAACTTTGCATCAAACCCATAACAGGCTCTTTCATTACAGCCCCCAATTTAACCATCGAAGTAGACAATGAAGCAGTGGCCTTGTTCCAGCGGAATTGTACTGTGTCTGCTACGGATGCAACGGCATTATTAAATGAACCTGTTGACCTACCCATTGCTTCAAACAATTGTGTGTTGTTTTCCAAGTTCGGGCCTAAGATATCCAATACCCCAACCAACGCACGAATGTTCGGGAAGACATCCCCGTAAGCTGTTATGTCTTCACCTAACGTCCGCTTCAACAGCATTAAAGTACTTAACAGCCCTTTTTCCTTAATATTTTCCCGAAGCATAGCAAAGCTTAGCCCCAGCTTTTTTAATGCTTCCTCGGCCTTCGGAGGGGCTTGAATCAGGGTGAATAACATACGGCGTAAGTATGTGCTGGCTTCAGCAGCTTTTGTACCTGTACGTGTCATAGCAGCAAGCCCTGCGGATACGTCTTCGAATGACACCCCTAACTGTGCCGCAACCGGGAAAATCTTACCAATGGAACTTGCAAACTGTTCCGGTATGACCTTACCTTCACGAATACCAGCAACCAACACGTCCGTAGCGTGCGAAGCATCCATCACATCTTTACCGTATGCGTTGATAGCTGAAGTAAGGGCATCAGCTACCGTTTTCGTTTCACCAAGTCCGGCACTGGCAGCTAAAGCGGAGTATTTTAAGACTTCCATACTTTCACTACCACGTAAACCAGCCGAAGTGATATAGTAAAGGGCATCCCCCAATTTCTTAGGAGTTTGCCCAACTTCTGAAGTCATATTGAGAATATCTTCCCCCCAACCTCTTACGGTGTCGGCAGCAATACCAACCAAACCCGTTACTTTGGCTAACTCATACTCAAAAGCGGAAAAGGCTTTTGTTGAAACCCCTGCAAGCAAACCAATAGGAACAGTGAGGAATTGTGTCATCATTGTTCCGGTTAAAGCCATTTGAGAACCTATTGCAGCAAATGAAGCTTGAATCCTAGAGTTGGAATTCAACACTTGATTTTCAAATCGCTTCATGTTAACGGCTGCACGGGTTAACCCGGCTGTGTTCGCCCCTAAAAGCACTTCAAGTGATCCTATATTCATGTCTTAGGTTTTTTAGAGTTTCTTTTATTTTCCCTACGCACGTTTTTGTTGTGTTGAGTAGCAAACGCAGTCAACAGTTCCTTCATTTGTTCCGTTGACATTGGTTGTGGTTCTTCTTTCTCGCCCGTCCAATTTGGATAGAAATCTTCAAACTTGGTTTGCTTACTTCCTTTCTTCCCGTGTGCCGAAATCATCAGGTTGTACAAAGACATCATGGCATAGGCAAAATAGAAATCATTTCGTTTAGCTCCAATGGGCTGCACCTTGTCGTATGCTTCCCATTCTGCCATTTGCCTTGAGTCTAATGCGTCTAATAAAAAGTCCGGGTGTGGAAATCCAAGCCGCAAGCACAACTCAAATTGAAGTTGCCTTACTGGACGGTTTATTAGTTTTTTACCATTTCCTCCTGATCTTCTTTGGTAATGGTATTCAATGCTTGTGCCACATCAACAATCTTTTCAAGTTTAGCAGCACTCATGTTCATTGACAAATCTTTGTAATCACCCGGTTCAAAGATCAATTCACCTTTGGCATTACATACGGTAACAACCGCCAGCTTTGCCCGGTAATCTTCCAGTGAAACATCGTAAGTCGTCTTTCCTCCAACTCCGGTTTTTTTAACTTGGGACATTTCCCATGTATTTTTTTCCCTTGCTGTCATTTGACGAACGTAAACGAATTCATTGGTTTCTTTGTCCAAGATAACCTGTTCTCTTTTGAGCTCATCTTTCTTCAGAAGTTGCTCACGTGTTAACAATCCCATTGTGATTAAATTTAGTGATTAAGAAAATACCCATGATTAGAGTAGTAAAAAATTAAACTGCGCCTGAACCTGATGCTTGGTCAACAGCAACTTCACCGGTAACTTTAATGGTTACGTCACTTGTTACGGCATCATCAAAGGTTACGTTGATAGGCAAATCTTGCACGTACCCGCTGAATGTTACAGATGTTCCGTCTGCCAACAAAATTTCGTATTCATGCAAAGTGTCTGATTCAAAGTCACCTTTCAACAAACTGTACCCGGCATAGGTGAAGTTCATTGACAAAGTTACAGTACCACCATCCCTGAATGAAGGAATGAATTCACGGTATCCACCTGTGGAGTCAAGACTTGTTACGTCAATCATCTCACGGGTCATTGTCGGGCCTTGAATTGATTTTACTTCGGCAATTGCTGCCCAAGCAGAACCACTGTACCGACGAAACTTGGAGCCTACTCCACTAAAAGCATTACTCATAATGACCTCCGTCTTTTAAATTAATAATCAAATTATGTGGTTGTAGTAAACGACAACACAGTGCCATAAGCTACGCCCGAACTATTTATCGCATAAACGACATAATAATACAATGTATTAGGATCAAGTGATCCAAATCGGTTACTTCCCCATTCATAATCATCCGGGTATGGGTACGTCCCGGACGTGTAGAATTTAAAGGTAGGTGTTTCAGTTGTCACATTAGCTTCAACTGTATCCACTTTCCAACCGTATTCTGTCACAGCTGAAGTACCTTGGGAAGATAATGACATATTGAACCTTGCACCATCTGAAGCAATATTCGTTACTGCTAAAGTATTGGGAACAGGGTAGTCATTAACAACTTCGGCAACGGTAACCTCACCTGTTATTTTTATAGTTAAGTCACTAGCAACAGCATCATCAAACGTTACATTTATTGGCAAGTCTTGCACATACCCATAAAAGGTGAATGCTGTATTGTCCGGTAAAAGCACTTGATACTGTTGCATCGTGTCACTTTCGAAATCAGCTTTAAGAGCAATGTAACCTGTGTATGTAAAGAACATAGCAAGTGTAACTGTTCCGGCATCCCTGAATGAAGGAATGAACTCCCTGTAACCCCCGGTTGAATCCAATGTGGTTACGTCGATCATTTCCCTAGTCATAGACGGGCCTTGAATGGATTTGACCTCTGTCATGTCCACCCAATCCGAACCGTTGTACCTACGGAACTTTGTTCCTACACCGCTGAAAGCATTACTCATAATAATCGTCTTTGAACGTTAAAATTTAAAACAACTCTAAGGCGATCCGTATCATCCCAATCCAACATAGTAGGGCCGTTTGTCAAGGATATCAAACCATAAAAGTAATCTCCCTGAACAAAATTAGACATGCCATGTAAGGATGCAGCAATAGCCAACCCAATGTTGTATGCCTCCTGTGGATCAGTATATCGTATCCGCAATTGCAATGATGGGCGTTCATACCTTTTTGTGTCTTCTTTTCCTTCCAACAATCCAATTGGTGGAATGCTTGGCCCTTCGAAAATAGTGACTACATTGTCCGGTTTTGCTGGTTCTTTGTACAAATGCAAATTCGTACCAAAAGTTAATCCAAGACTAACATCTGCAACCAGTATGTCTTTAATATCTTCAATTACACTGTTCATGGTTTAACTTTTGCAAATTGTTGTACAAAATGAACTACCGTAGGAATATTCCGGTATAAAGCAGATTGAAAAAACTTGTTTCCACTTCCCGGCCTAGACCAGTTAATTGTTTTGCCAGCTGTCGGCCCGGATGCGCCCATTTCGTGCACCGCAGCAGCATAGTAGGCAGTGAACCCCATTGCCACACCTTCCTCGCCCCATTTGGCCTTTGCTTCCAATTCAGCATCATTAATCGTAGGTTTGTGCTCAGCTTTAAGCCTTCCTATGACTTGTGGAAGCCCGGTTTTAAAATTACCACCATCTACATTGAATTTTGTCAACGATGTCGACATAGCTGTATTTACAATGTAAAAGCTTGCACGAAGGTTACCATCGTCTACCGGAATTAAAGGGGGTGTAACTTCCATATCCCGGCGAATTTCAGCGCAAGCAACTAACAGACCTTTGACAGTACCACCTTTAATCTTAAGCAGTTCCTTTTGCAACCGGGCTTCTACTTTTTTAAACCCGGTTTTAAGATTGCCACTTGTACCTGTTACTTTTGCCATTACAAATAAATTGCGTAAACTTTTTCCGTAGGTTTTGTCAACCTTCCAGCATAGTCAATTTGCTTAATCTCATAAGCTTCATCTACCTTGTACGGATCAGTTTCACCATTAAGACTTGCTATTGTTCCAAGATACAAATACCCATCCAACTGCCAGCCGGAAGCCGGGGGGTCTACTGAGTATGCTATTGCATTGGTTCTATACTCACGTCCGTCCTTGTCAATACGAATTCGACTACGGCTATCCTTGGCAAAGTTTTCAATTTCGTCCTCCCAGCGGACTAAAACTTCTACCGGGGCATCGAAAGTGTACTTACCACGACCATCGTTTACCGGGTTTCCCCAATATACAGCGGTTTGGTTAGCTCTTTTTCGTATCATCTTAATTACAGACATTAGTCAAAACTTGTTATTGCACGAATTTTAATCGCACGTTTTCCGCTATTTTTCAACTTGCCGCAACGGTCTAAAGCAACAGCCATTCGACCGTAAGGTGTGGATTCAATACCCTCACCAGCATAGGTGATGAACTCAACCTCACCCTCCATCAGCTTTTCTTTCTTGGTGTCACGGTGTGGGCCGGATGCAACCATGTGCGCAGCAAACCACTTCGTAACCATTTCTATTTCACTGTCCGATAGGCCATCACACGAAGAAAGCATGTTACTAACGTAAGTTGTTGCATCATTTATGATTGATTCAACAATGCGTTCATCTACTTCACACCCATCGATCAGGTTAATTATTTCTTGTGCTACCAGTGCCATATCATACAGTTTAATAGTTATACACTAATTGCATTTCCCTTACTGAAGGTCTTTCATACGTCGTACCTTCCCAAAGAGTACCTCCCGGAATATACACAACCATACTGATTTTTACAAATTTTCTTATAAAATCCCGTAGGGATTGTGATGGCATTACAAAAGACATTAAAACGATATACCCTTGATTTTCAAATTCTGCCGCCTCTTTTGCAGCCATTTCCAAATTCTTTTTTCTTCCGGCATACGAATAGTCTGTATTGT